CAATAAGACCGTCGCCGAATGTAACTTCATATAATCCGTCATCGATCTCTTTAACCCAATAAGCCTTTGTAGTTGCAGTAGCTGTTACAACGCTATCAGATCTGGTCCAAGCCTCGTAAACTGAAGATGTTGGTGCTTGTTGAACACGAATTTTAAGTGTAGCTATATCTACATTAGCATTAGGGATAATGTATCTAACACCCTCAGCTGCATTATAGCGGAAATTTAGTGGAGTACCTTCGATCAATTCTACATCAGTAACTGTATAACTTCCAGTTGCACTAGAACGATTAACTGTGATAGAACCGTTATTGTAGAATGTATACTGCTTACCTTCGATGATAGTAGTAAACGGTGATAGAGAAGGAATTGTAATGTTTGATGGTGCAGAAGATCCACCAGAAACGATTAAGTTAACCATCGCACGAGCGCATGTAGCAGAACGTGGAGTGTATCCTAGCATCTTAGCTAAGGATACAATATTGTTACGCTTTCTAGCAGAATCGAGGAACATCTCATTGATCGCCATATTATTGTACAGCGCATTATAATGAGTGTTGTATGCTAGGACGTCTAGCAGAACAGACATCGCAGAACCTTCAAAGTTATAGTCCTGGAATTCTTCTTGTCCGCTTAAGAAATCTTTAAGGTTTTGCTTAATATTATCAAAGTCTAGCTCTGTGACATTGATCTTTTTGTTATTTGCCATTATCGTGTTCTCTCTAGAGTTAAATCAAGAGTTAGAGGTTGGGTGGTGTTAATGATTCTAAACTCAATGGTAACGTAAACAGTGTATTCATCTTCACTAACTACAACTTCTACGTTTAATAACTCTACTCTTGGCTCAAAATTTTCTACCGTATCAACAATAGCCCTCTGCATCATAACTTCTAACATCGGAGTTGCTGGTTCGAATAGAAGTCTCTTAATTGGGCTACCAATCTCGCTATGAAATGGTCTTTCATAGTTAGCTGTTAAAATCAAGTTCTTAAGAGCATTTTTAATAGACTGCTCATCAAATCGACGCACAATATCCCCAGTCACAGGGTGAGCGGTGAAATTGAAGTCTAGATCGGAGAATGTTCTTGTGTTTCTTGCCATATTAGTTATTTAGGTCACTCTACAATAGTTTTTGCATTTCCCTCACCGATAGCATCGCCATCAGCTATTGGATCGTCGATTCTAGCTGCAAGTTTACCTTCGAAATATGTTTTGCTAGCCCCAGCGGAAATCTTACGTTTTGCACCCACGTGTTGTGGAGATGGACCATGGTCAGAGAACTGATCTCCAACCACAGCTATTAATTGTCCACCGACATAGCTTTTAGTGCATTGCATACTAGTAAGAGCAGATGGAGGATATCCATCTTGCCCCTTACTCATAACTCCCTTGTATGCCAGTGCTGCCATTACGCCTTCTTAGCTTTCGGAGGAATTGTGTCCAACAAGAAGAATCCAGTTGGAATTCCTTTTGCGTCACGCTTGTAAGTTGAGTCGTTAACCATAGTGAACGCCATACCTCTATTACCCTGTGGCTTGTATCCAGTGTGAATCCAAACAGCTTCTGGTGCACGGTATTCCAAGATAATCTGGTCGTATTTAACAGCTTTTTCTAGTTGTTGTACCAGTTGGAATGTCTTGTTGTTTCTGTCTGGCAGTAGCAGAGCAACGTCGAAGCAGTGACCCTTACAGTGATCTGAGAATGGAGATTCTGTTGGAACAACACCCTTTAAACGATATCCAGAAGTAATCTTCCATTGCTTACCATAACCACCAATACCTCCAGGCATAATTTCAACATATTGCTCTAAGATATTCTGCGCAGACATAGCAAGGTTACACACGATTTCCTGAACTGTGAACACACGCTCCGCAGAACTTGGTCCTTCTTTCAGGATCTGGTCAACCAGTTTATGTTTACCATTGACACCACCGTCCATACACATACCAAGAGAGAAGTTCTTAGAAATTGTGTAGTCGTTGGTGAAATTCTTTGTAGTGTAGATGATCTTACAATCAACAGGAACATCTTTACCAGCAGCGCCTTTAGTTGGAGGAGCAGCTTCTTCAGTTGCAACTGGTGGTGGTGCGTTTGGCACACCTTGATTTTCTTGTTCTTTAGAATTTCTACGCCCCTCTGGGGTATCATAATCCTCTGGAGTTTCGTTGGCTGCAAGAGCTTCTGATTGTCTCTCAGGAGGAATTAGATATGGAACAGTAGGGTTTTGTGGATCACCAGCAGGTGGTGGTGTCAACTCTACATCTGGTGCGCCAGCAGCGCCATTGCCAAATTGACCTTCAGCATAATCTGCAAATAGAGTTCCACCAGAAAGGATGTTCATATCTCCAGAAGTTTCAATATTCATATTGTTGGCTTTCTGGTTGATATTAGATGCCTGAACACCAAATTGACCACCCGCTTTAATAAGAACGTCTCCACCAGCAGCGATGTACATATCGTTAGCCACACCAAGATCTACGTTATTACCAACCTTCACGTTGGCGTTCTGAGCAACTTCGATATTGGCGTCTGTTCTTGCAAAGATGTTTGTGTTGCCTTCAACTGTAATATTGCACTCGCCAGCAACGTGAATACATCCGTTACGCTCCATCAATGTGAAGCTATCGCCAACGATGTAGTTTACCTGAGTACCGTTAGCATCGATCTCGCTGTAAGTGCCAGAACGATGATATGTGTGAATACGTTCTTGACCTGGAGTGTCATCAAACTCCTGAATGTGACCAGACTCTGTTTCGAGAACTTTATTGAACGGGTATTTTGCACCATACGGTGGCATTGGTTGATCCCAAGAGCCAGTACCGTAAGCCTTAGGAATACCCTTTTTGACGTTAGCATCTTTTTTCTGTACAATAGTACCGTCAATAATACCACGAGCCAAACGATTAGTGTCTGGTTCATTGAGATACTCTTTTAAAGGGTACTTGTTATTCGGATCACGGAAACCTGTGTTATCTGTGCCACGTTTAATAGATTCAGCAGAAGGTCCAGGAGTTCCTTTGAATTCTGCAGGAGGAGAAGCTGGCGGTGCAGCTGCATCTTTTTCTACAGAACCAGTTGCTTGTGTTCCATAGAAATACTCATAAAATGCTAGCTTTCTTGCTGCAATGTCTGGTGAGTTTACACCAACAGCCTTTTTCGCCGCATAGAAGTATCCAGGATGGTCAGTTTCTTTAGTGCCTTTTGGTACACGATCCTTAATGTAAAGAGCGGCAACCAAAGCAGAAACGTTGATATCGTTGTCCAAAGAATCTGGGTTGTTAACAAGATCTAGGTTAAGACCCATCTTGTTTGCCATATCTTGATACTTTTTGTAGTTAGCTCTACCCGTCAACTGGATGAATCCACGCCCGTAGTACTTACCACCATCTGCATCAGTCTGGTTACCTAAGAAATTTTTACCACGTTTTGTTGGTCCATAGATGACTGAGAAGAATTGCTCACGTGTGATGCCTTTCTTAGACGCATCAGAGTATTTGTCAGCTTCTTCATCTGTTAAAAACGAATAGATCTGTTTAATACGAGATTTTGAATAAGTAAATGCTTCGTTCTGTGGGATCCACGCAGATTCACCACCAGCAATACCCAACAACGCACACTTCTGTTCTTTAGTTGTTAATCCTACTTTATCACAAGCAGCAATCAGTGCTTTAATACCTTCTGTTGCTTTAGACGGGTTTGATGTAGATTTTGGTGGTGGTATAACAGGGATAGATTTGTTAGTAGAAGTTTTCGCTGGCGTAGCAGCAGTAGTGGCAGAAGCTGGTTCTGCTGCAGCCTTAACTGGCTGTCCACTTCCATCTGTTACTGGTTTCCCGCTACCATCTGTTAGCACACCGATTAAGTTGCCACGATTAACTGCATCTAAATTGGTCGGAGGATCATTAAAGGTTAAGATATTTTCACCATAACCAGTAACTATCTCGCTAATAGTTATTTGCAGAGGACCATCAATGCTAACAATATAGCAGTTATCGGACAACCCGAAACCAACAACTTTCATATTGGCTTTTAAAGATCTGGTCAGATTAGTTTTACCTTCTTCTGGGTCAAAGAAAGTTAATTGCTTACCTGTAACTGGACCGACAATAGTTCTTAAAACAATGTCTTTAGTTTTTGTTTCACCGTCGATTGGAAGAACGCTGTCATCATCTTCAATATTTTTAGGGGCTGTTGGAATACCACCAACAGTACCAAGCATAATCGGTTGTTGCTGATCGGGATCAGCAAACATAATAATTACAGTACTACCTTCAACTGGTCCAATCGGTGTTGAACCGATACCATTCATCGCAGCTGATGTGACTGGTTGCACTGGCATAGCCCATGGAAGCTGCTCTGTTGGTAGTTGTGTTTTATCGTGAGTGTGTAACCCTACGATACGCACTTGACAACGACCAAGTTGTAATGGATCTATTCTATTTTCAATAACACCAGTATAAAACATTTAGTCTCCAACTTTCATCATTAACGAATCTTTAATAAGTTCCATATTACACTCATGTC